CTCTTTGTCGGACATCCCCTCACCTGTGGTCGCTCTTCCAGCCAAGCCTCTTGCCATAACGTATCTATCCAGAATAGCGCCAAGACCTAACGAAGCAGCTCCGATAGCAGCCGGCTTTAGGCCAGGCTTTTTTGTAAGTAGGGTTCCGTACAGCCCAGCGCCGAGAAGGGCCATGCTGGATGGAGAGAATAGGTGCTCTTGTAGGGATTTTGGCTTAGATCTAGGCTTTATCTTGATCCCCTTAAGGAGCAGTTTCTTCTCCTGCTCCGTAAGATCTCCACCCTCTCTCATCTTTGTTTTTATGGTGTCCGGGTATGAGCCTCTAGCCATCCGAGTAAATAACCCAGTGGCTAAACCCGACCCAAGCCCGGCAAGAAGTATGTTCTTATTCTTGATGTTTAGAAGCTCCGGTCGGATTCCGGGGATCTTACCGCTCCTGCCCAGGGCCCTGATCGCCGCTAGATTTCCGGCTGTCATGGCCCCAGAAAGCGCACCTCTCCCAACAGGGTCTGACATAAACCTGCTTATCGGGTACGTTTTCTGGTCGGCTTCTTGCTTCATATTAAATAGCTGCTAACTCGCCAGCCCCGCCAAGGAACGCTCTGGAAAGAAGTGTGTCCTTCTTCTTCGCTCCTTCAATGTTCTTAGCCACTTCAGTAAGTGTCTTAACGTCCACAGGTTGAATGCCTTCCTCCTTGAACTGGAGAGAGCGTTTAAGGAAGGAGCCAGCGACAAGAGGATCAGAAGCCATCTTAGGATTAAACCGGTAAAGGGTACTAAAGATCCTTTTAACGTCCTTTGAGCTTTCCCGCTTCAGGGCAGGGTTGTCATCCATCATGTCGTTGAAGTATTTCTTCTTCTTAAGCGGGCTGGAGATCGCCTCCGAGCCTGCATCTATCGCCTTGATCCCTCCAGCAATACCTGCAGCGCCAGCGCCGAACATAAGAGCCTTTCGGCCAGGAGTCCCTTCGCCGATCATCCGCTCTTTAAAGGACTTCTTAGGCCCGAGCTTCTTCCATACCGCCGGTCCTGCTTTTTTCGCCCCTAAAGCCGCCGCCCCCAAGAGGGCCCCACGGAGAGCTTTTCCAAGCGCTTCAGGGCTTGTCATCTCCTTCATGAGCGACTTCTTAAAACCTAGATTAGGTTTCTTGGACTCACCCGCTGCCAGCTTCTCTAAAATACTCTGTTTTCTTGAATCTTCCATTTAGGAACCCCATACGTTTTTAGCCATAGGGTTCTCAAAGCTTGCCCCTGACCACTGTTTAGCAGTTTCTCTTGTAGGTTGTGTATTGAAACCTTCGGGCATAAAGCCCATAGCCACCTGACGATTCTCGGGTGATTTGGCCAGGTAGTACGTCATTAGCGCGCCCAGCCCGGTCATCATGGGATGCTTCATAGCAAAGCCGGTAATACCTTTTGGCCCGTACTTTCTTTTATAGAAAATGTCTTTTCCGCCCATCTTTCCGGACACGGCCTTGCCGGGAACTATGCCCCGCTTAATCGCGTCAAACTCCACTCGGCTGATCTCTTCTAGGCCCTTACCAGCCCCACCAGCAATGGGGTGTAGCCTCTTTCCGCGCATTGGTCCGTAAGCAGCGGGACGACCAAAAAGAATGTTTTTCCCTATGTTTCCGGCCCCGCGAACAGGCGCGCCAAATATTGACCCGAACAAGCCACCAAGGCCTTCCCGAGAAGCTCTTGAAAACCTGGAGTTGCCCCCAACAAATAGGTTCTCTTTATCACCAGTAACGAACTGATTTCTGAGCTTGTCTATAAGGTCTTCTTTTGCTGCCTTCTTCTCAAGGTAGTTCATCTAAAATTCCTTACGCTTGAGGAGGCATTCCTGAAACAGGCTCGCCGCCAAGAGGCGGGGCTTCCGGGGCTGGGCCACCCATCATAGGAGGCGCAGCTTGAGGAGGCCCTGCTGGGACGGGCATTCCGCCCTGCCCAAATAAAGAAGCTGCACCCATAGGCGCAGGCCCCTTAATTATTGATAAAAGCTCTGTCATACCCATCTGCGCACGTTGAACAGCGCCCATGGTGGCAACGAGCTTACTAGAAGTGTTTTCTAGGTCAGTAACAAGGCCGGTAACTGGATTTCCCGGAGCGATCATTCCCCCAAAGGCAAGCTTTGTACCGCTATCGAAATCTGCCAGGTCTCCAACCTTATCCTTGATAACATCGACAAGTCCCTTAGAAGGTGTTCCTGCCATGATGGCGCTGGCGATTACAGCCGGGGGGTTGCCTGAGTTAGACGCCTCTTTGCAAAGGCTCTCAAGGCTTGCAAGCTTGACCGTGAACTCATCCCCAAGACAAACAAGATCAGACTCCAGGCGGTCTTTTTCCCGGCGGAGATCTAAGAACTCTCGGGACTTCTCGGATATAGAGACTTCCGCCGAAGCGCTTTTCTCTAACCGACCCTTGTACATCTCCATGAACTGCTTTGTCTGCTCTGGCGTGTAGTCAGGATAAGCGGCTTTGACAGCCTCTTCCAGAGACATTCCGCGAGCCATAAGGGTCTTTACCTTGCCCACGTTAGCCGTCTTTGTGAAGATGTCTTCAACAGAAGCCGACTCCTGACCAGGAACGTACTTGACCTTAGCCGGCTCCACGAATGAAGCAACTTTAGTTTTGTCTGGGGAGTTCTTTTGGGCCACTTGAGGGGCGGAGGCCATCTCGAAAGTGACATTTTTATCGTAGCCCAGCTTAAAAAGCTGGGAGAACGTCTCATTGTTGGCGAACTCTACAACACGCTTAATCTGCTCGTAGTTCAAGGAGGCCTCTTTAGAGAGGTCCGCAAGCGCATCGTTCAGCGGTGTTTTGTTCTCAACAAAGTTTGAAGCAGCCTTCTTTCCGATATAACGGAGCTTCTCCGCAGAAACCTCATCGGGCTCCTTGGAGGATAAAAAATCTTCGAATGCTGTCATTTTAGCTCCTTAATAACTGTTATCAACCTTTGTCATCCTTACCACCTAGTGGTGCAATGATATCAGGTCTTGGGTGTCTTATCATAGACACTAGAAAGCAATATGTCATGGCGTGGATCGTGTCATCCGTTGCTCCAGGCGTTTTAGTGACAACCGTTGTCCGCCTAGCCTCATTGTATTCAGTAAAAACACTTAACAAATCCTCCGCAAAAGGGTGCTCAAAGTCTTCCCAAGCGGGGAGCTTAATTTCGTTTTTGCGATTTAGAGCGTTTATCAAAGCCATAAGCGCTTCCGTCCTATTAACCATAAAACGGTGAAGCGCATTATCAAAGTATATCCTTCGAGTATTTACATACTGGTATCTAGCAAGCCGCTTGATGCCAAACGTTCTAATGAGCCTGTCATTGCGGTCAAAACCGCCGCCATAGTCAGCGCCTATTAATTTTATCTTATATTTATTTACCAGCTGCTCAATGGCTGCGAGCGTGTTTTCTGGTTCAGCTTCCTCGCCTTCGAATCTCTTAAAGTACACGTATTGGAACTTATCCTTTACGTACCCGCCGATGGCCACAACCGTGTAAGAGTTCTCGCCTGTCCCCCAGTCGATCCCCATGTACAAGTTATTCTTGGCTAGCCCCGCTGACCCGGCGAAGCTATTCCCTCCAGAAGATAGCTCCCTGAGAAGCTCCCTTGTTATGGGCTTCTGTCCAGAATCGTACCCAAGCCCAAGAACCTCGTTGTAAAACTGCGCTCTATTGTAGCGCTTTTTCTTGTCCCGTATTTCGTTCCAGTTAACCCACGGGGTGATCACCTGGGGGACGCGGTAACCCTCAAACGGGATAGCTATCGGAGGGTTTTTTAACCACTCCGGGGAGCGCATCGAAGCCCACTGGCATCTCGGATTTCGTGGGTCTATTGGCTTGCCGCACTTCTCACAAATAAGGCCAGTGTCCCCGATGTTTCTCTCGGAGATAATGTTCCACTTGTTACAGGCCTCGCAAGGTATAACCCACTCGTTCTGGGTGGAGAACCTGCTCCAGTAGTAGCTGATCGTGTTGTCGAGACTCTTCGGCGTGCCGGAATATCGCAATATCTTGTATTGGGAGTGGGACAAGGCCTCCTCGATAACGGGGATGACCTCAGTTAGAATGTCCTGGATCTCATCCAGAAGAAGCATGTCTGCGGAGATACCACGAACACGATCAGCATGAAGGAATGCGTACCTAAGCGTAATATCGGACCCAGTTATAAACTTCTTATAAAGAACATTGTTCTTAGTGTTCTCTCCCCTGGTGAACGCCTGTACCTGCGGAGAGTACTCGACCGGTGTGGAGATTCTGTCCCTTGAGAATGTCTCTGTTTGCTGCTGAGTAGGGGACACAAAAAGGCTTCTGAAGTGCCTTTGGAGCAATGCGTAAGTTAGCGCGATATTACCCAGCGTCGTGCTCTTCTCAACCTGTCGACCACACTGCAGGAGAAGTCTTTTCGCCGGAGTATCGTAAATGGGGAGCAGATACTCCCTACCTGTAAAGTCGAACTTGTCTAAGTTCCCCTTGTTGGGCATCTTAAAGAAAGAGCCCACAAACTCTGAGGGGAACATATTGAACCCATCTGACGTGGCATCGAACTCTTCTACAGGCTTTTGAATCTTAAACATGAAAAACTACAAACGTATTGTCGGGCAAATGTCCAGGGCCATGGGAAGTCTTCTCGTTGGATACGAGGTTATCGAATCAGCATGCATCATCTATATTAAGCCTCCGCTACACAAGGACTCCATAGTTAGCATAAAAGCCTTAATACGTCATCACCAACCTAAAGCAAAGATACGGGTGTCTCCCAAAAAGGGTCGCATAGTTATTCGTTAGGCTCTAGCGAAATGTAGGAATCGCATAGGAAGTCTTCTCGCACAGGGGACCTGTGCGATGTGCACTCTCCGTCACCCTTAAACCCTCTGCCAGCCGCGTAGATAAAGTTAGAGCAGCTTAGGCAGTTCTCCTGAGTTTTTGACACCCTCAGGCCTGGGGGACTCGGTTGATTTAGAAGGCCGTCCAAAATTGAAAAGTCGCGAGAAGAGTCCAACCTTTTTCTCCCTTTTAGGGTACACGTACCTGACTTCTCCTGAAGAGTCAGTGTATTTATACAGATGTTTTGGTGGCTTCTTTAGTGCAGAATAGAACTGCTTGGTAGCCGTATGTTTTCTGCCGGCCACATTATACATCCATTGGTCGGTCGTCTGTGGGGCTTTTCGTCCGATAAGCTTCCCGAAAAACCCAGGCTTCGCACTATCTGGCACAGTGCTTTGATAACGCCGGACATCTACTTTTCTCTCTTCTGGCGCTCGATGTTCCTGGCCACCGAGCCTTCTAGCTCGACCCTCAGCCTGCAGCACTCTCTCCGGGTTGAAGTGTCCGTCTAGAGCGTAGAACGCGGTCGAGTTCTTAAGATCGAGGCCTTCAGCACCAGCCCCACTAATTATTATGACCTTCTTCTTTCCTTCTTTGTATGCCTTAACACCGTCTTGACGAGTTATGGAGGTCACTTTGCTACCCCCAACGTCTGTCCCCTTCCCAACAAAGACCGCGTGGTCAATACCACGATCCTTCAGCCCCTGAGACAGGACATCGATGCCGCCGGTGACAAGGTTGGAGTAAAGGACAACCTTTCTATCCGCCCCGTCCGCCAGGTGCTTTTCGGTATCGTCCAGAACCTTCCTTACCTTAGGCGTCTCTTTAGCTGAGCGAGATAGAGAGAAATCTCTTCTTCCAGTGTGCATGGAGTTGGCTAGTTGTCGAGCTTGGGATATCTGCCCGAATAGCTGCTTAGCATCTCGCACAGATACGTTTGGGTCTCCGCGAACGATTCTTTCTTTTATTGGTCCCAGCCGGTCCAGCGCCAACTGGTACAAGGTGTACTGTTTTTTTGACATCGGTACGTAGACGTTTTGGACCTCTTTCTTAGGCATGGTCTTGCCCTTCAGGTCCTTAGTCGCCACGTAGTGAACACTAGGTCCAACTTCTTTCCGGAGCCCTTCTTCGTTTTTAACCCCAATTATCTTTTTTGGTGTTTTGCCAAAACCTTTTGCAAACCCAACCGTCTCAACAAACTTACGCTTAAACTGCTTAGGGCTGTATTCCCTCTCAGCCTCAGAAATAGTCATGAGCGTGGCCATTTCAGAAGGGCTGTTGTTAATCATGGAGGCCGTCAGGCCCATGAAATTAACAGCGTGCTTTCTAGCAGCTAGAGCAGCCTTGAAAGTAGAGGATTGCTCGTTCCGTGTTTTGTGGAATTCATCGAAGATCAAAGTGTCCGAGCCCGTCCTCTTCATCAGCCCCTCGGGGTCTCTTCGGAACTGCGCGTAACTGACCACGGTATAGACCGCATCACCTTCAGAGCCTGGGCGGACAAACCCAGGCCTCTTAGCAACCTCTGAGGCCGACCCAACAATCTGAACGGTGCTGTCGGTGAATTTTTTTACACCGTTTTCTGCAAAGTTGTTACGTAGCCCAGAAGGTACAACCACAAGAGCCTTAGTGGCTTTACCTTTATCACGGAGCTTCTCAAATCCGTATATGCTGGTAACGGTCTTACCGGTGCCCATTTCGTGGGCCAAAATCATCTTCCCACGGTTCTTAAAAAGCTTGTCTATTGCGGCCTTTTGGTGCGGGTACGGACTAAACCACTCCTTCATAGCAGGTATGCGCTCTTCGGAGCTTTCGCCCTGCGCAGTCTTATATAGGAAGTGGTATAAACTCATTCTAGTTCTTAATGTTGTATAGGCTACCTGCGGCAAGCCCAGCAGCCGCAGGCATAGCCGCGACATCAGCAAATTGTGTTCTATCTGGCATAAGGGCTCTTTTCACTCCGCGCTCAACAGCGCCGCCAGCGCGTCTACCAGACTTGGCAACACCCGCTCTAGCCAGAGCCCCTGTAAGCTTACCAAAGCCTCGTGCCTCTGGAGAGACGACAAGGTCAGTTAGGTGCTGCTTAAACCTGTTCCCAGGAGCATGCCCCCACCTAGGCATTAAGGCCTCTCTAATACCTTGGGCAGCTTCCCCCGATGCCATATTTTCAATTGCCTTAGTTCTTGCGGCCAGTCCCTTAATGCCGCTCCACGTTCCATGAGCGCCCAAAGCAGCCCCAACAGGGCCACCTAACGCCATGCCCCCGCCTATGGCCCCCGTAAGGGTCAACCAGTCCGGTATTGCGGACCTAGAAAGCATCCTTCCTGCTGGGGCGTCACTAAATCCAGCCCTGGGTAGGCCGCTTACGGGGAGGGTGAACCCGCCAACGTTTTGGTCTACAGCCCCGCGTCCCGATAACATCATCTTCTCCCATGCCTTTTTAAAGGTGGGGAAGTGTTTGCTTTTGCCGTAAAGAGCCTTATGACCCAGCGCCATGTCGACTCCCTCTGGGATGGAGGAGAGTACCGGAATAGGCTCACCTTCCCGCGAGTACCGTAGCTCTGGAGTTTCTTTTACTTTCCGCTGTATCCACTTAAGGGCGTCCGGTCGCTTGCTCTCAGGAACCCCTCTCAACATCTTTCCTATTTTCATGCCCATTTGTCTCTGAAGGCGTAGCTCAGGGATGGACATGTTTAGTGCGATGGTGGATCTAAGGCCCTCGCTTGTGCGGCCGGCTATACCTTCCCTAATTCCGATAGCAAGTTGCCTAGCTTGCGCCTTCTGGGCGCGACGAACGACACCGCGAGTAAGAGGCATATTCGCCATTCTCCCGCCGGCCTTACCGTATCCTAGAGCGCCTTTTGTCACAGCGTGGATGCCTACCACATCGGCCAGCCCCTTTAGAAGCGTGCCGCCAACCATGCCGGCAGTTATAGGATCAGCGGCCAGCTTCTCTATCTCATAGGAGGCTTCTTTCTTCATCAGCTTCATAGCTCCATCAACCGCTCCGGCCAGAACAAGGCCACCTAAAGCACCCCCTGCGCCGCCCCCTGCGGCTGCGGCGGCTATAGCTCTAGATCCAGCACGTCCGCCCGGCTTAAGCACTGCGGCTTCAGCGCCGCGAGAAAGAGCGCCAACAGCAGCCCCGGAAAGCGCAGGCAGCATAAGTTTCTTAATCGTAGAGGGCGATTTACCTTTGGAGGAGGACCTCCCCTTGGCAACGCTTAGCCCAAGAAACACTGCTGCAGGAACCTTATAAGAGACGCGAACCCCACCAAGCTGTAGCCCGCTTAGAATCGACTTAGCCTTGGAATTGCTCAGGCTCCTCGCAGATGCGTACCCCTCAGAGAACCCCTTTTTCCCAGCGTAGACCCCGCCAGTTGCGGCTATAAGGGCTAGGCCCTTGTTTCTATCGGACTTGGAAGAGGATCCAGCGAGAGAAAGGCCTTTTAAGAAAATAGGCGCAGTAGCTATACCAAGGCCGGCCCCAAGCGCACGTCCAAGACCCCTTCCTTTGAAACCTGTTTTTAGCTCCTTAGTAAAGGAGGTCTTTGGTTTGAATACTTTTTCCTGAACTGCGTGTTCAATGGCTCCTTTGGGAAGGTCTCCCAAGAGGGCCTTAGCGCCGAATACCGGCGCAGCCAAAGCCACTTGTTTAATATAGGACTTATTCTCTTTATTACTCATGGGCCCACGCTTATCTCTGCGGCAATCTTTCTCAGAATGCCCTCAACTAAGGTATCGTTAAGGCCGACGCTTAGGCCCTTTATGTGAGCATACCAGCTATCCACCTCAGGTACGTACTCCTCAAATACACTGTCTTTGGGATACGACTTAAGTGCTTTTTGAATTGACCCGCCTAGGGTTTTGGGTAGGTCCGGGTTGCCGAAAAAATGGAACTTAACCCCATCGCCGGAAATATAATATTCAGTCCGTATGCCCGGAAGCTCTGTTTTAGCGGCTACAAACTCTACGAGAGTGGGCACTGAAAGTGGTGCTCCGTTAAATAGCTCAGACCTATTACCCATTGGTTAATCCTCCAAATCTTGAATACTAGAGATCTCCCGTCTGCCGAGTTTGATGGCCAAGTCTTTCAACTCAGTTAGAACCTGCTTAACAGCATCACCAGTTCGGTCCATCATCTCCACGGATTTAAAAACCTGCTCAGACCAAAGCTTCGCCATCATCGCAGTGTCTTTTGAGTTCTCCTCACGAGAGGTCTCGAAATAGCGCATAGTTGATTCGTGAAGAAGTCCGCGAATAACCTCATCTTTACTTATCTCAACACGGTAGCCGAGTTTCCACAAGGCGTAGTCCGGCCCCTGATCAAAGCAGCCCTTAAGAAAAGACCCCCTTGGGTAATCATCGAGGAAGGAGTACCACTCAGAAACAGATAGCAAGTCCCTGTTCCAAAAGTAGTGCCGATACATTCCCACGCAGCGCTTAGATACCTTAACGCCGGTTATCGCGCTTGTGTACTCAGACACTTCCTTAGTGCCCATACCGGAAATTAAAAGGGCCTCGATAACAGGCCTACAAATATTATTTCCTAATAAGTCCCGCGCTTTTGTAGCGGACGGCTCATCGGTAGCCATGGATAAAAGCCGCTGACCTCTTGCCCAGGACCTAGTGGATGACGACGCTATCCTGAACGGGGAGGGCTTAGACTCGTTTAGCTTGTCCCTAAGCGCTCTTAAGTAGTTTGCCGCCGGGGCTGGAAAACTATACAGCGATGCAACCTCTGAGATCTGTTCTAAGTTCATCCCAGAGAAAAGCAGCATATATTTTAGCCAGTACTCGTTCGGTTGTTTCATTACTACATTGATACATTAGATCTAATTTGCAGCTTCTTCAATCCCTGAATAGCACGCTCAACACCAGAAAGTGAAGAAGATACCGCTGACTCCGGAACGTCGGACAAGCCAAGTCGAATACCGACAAGCAGTTCGGACAGTTTAAATGACGCCTGCTCCAAGTCGGGAATCATGTCAATATACCCCTGGACGTTTTCTGGGGTGACAAAGTTCAGGGACAGCACCGAGTCAACTGTGTCTGCCCCGGTTAGAACAGAGGCTTCCTTAACAAGGTCTACTTTAACTAGGCTAGCAACTTTAACCTCTTCAGAGCTAGGGGCATGCCCAGACGGAGCAGGCTCAATATTTCTCAAAGAAACAAAACTAACCGCTGCCCCCTTGTCAGCCTCAGCCAGCTTTTCAGTTGCTCCAGGAAAGGTGTCCCCCAGAAGACCTAACGTCATTAACGCTGCGGTCTTACTTAAGTTCTCTTTTTCATTCATGTGCCCGACTGGCGCTCCATCAAAAGAGTACCTAGACCCATCAGACCGGAGCGTAACCTTTCTGATAAGGTCGTGTCTTGCTGCTACCTTGTTCATGTGTACGGTATCGCTTTCATAGCCGTGCCCAAAAGATAACGGAACAAACACACTGTCAGCAGGAATCAAGAAATTGTTATCTTCCCACCTAACGGGCTTGGCGACATTAGCGAGTTTTACAGAGCCTCGACCAGTCAAAGGATGCTCGTATAAGTAGGATGTTTCGCCGTTGTCCGAAACAGCCGCACGGATATTAACCGGCTCGGAGGCATATCCAGCAGACTTAAATAAGAAAAGACCTTCACCGGAAGGGGAAGAGCCCTCAAGAGAGTCTAAGTTGATCTCTCCGCACCTAATCCCTGCGACCTTTTCCTGAAAGGCTGCGCCCGAGGGTCCGACGACCACACACATATCCATCTTTCTACCCGCCAGAGATCTGACATCGGAGAGCACGACAGCCCTTTGCGCACTGCCTGTTTTCGATATAACGGAGTAAACCCCCGTATCTTCGGCCGTGGTCAGGTCGGCGGCGGCAGCTACTGGCATAAGCTGCGAGTTTTTATCAGAGACCATTAGAGAGGATCCTAGATCAAAAACATCCTGGCGTACCTCTAGCGGAAGCGCAGCAGCATGGGAGTTGTCTAACTCAAAAGATCTCCCAGGGGTTCCGTTGAAAGAGGCAACCTTCAAGCTAAAGCCCCCCTCAGACTTGGTGACGACAGCCACGTCAAACTCGCCCGCAACTGAAGCCTCCTTTTTCGAACCATCGATAGCGTTAGACAAGTTAATAAGCGAGTTAGAGAAGTGCTCGTTCAAGCTTGCCGCATCAATAAGACGCTGGTCTGAGGCAACCTTGCTTAAGAAAGCATCGACAGAGTCAGAAGTTATGACCCCGGAAAGCTTTTCAATAACAGACCCGACCTTGCCCATTTCATATCGACCCCCACCCAATCCGCCAGCAGGAACATCTGGCTGAAAGTTCGGGGACAGCGAGGCCGAAGCGGGAACATTTCCGCCCTTAGGACCAACAGAATAAGGACTAGCCTCAAACAGAGCGGAAGCGACCCTTGACTCGTTTAGAGGCATAAAGCGCCCATCGGCGTTTATAAATACATCGAAAGAATAAGCCTTCTTGTTTTCGACAATAATGGGGATCCTAATGGAGTTCTTGTCAGGCTCTTGCTGATCCGCCGGGCGGATAACCTCGTCCATTCTTTTTTGGCCCACCTCAGGAGGAACGTTATTCGAGGGTTTAACAATAAAAACCCCATACATATAGCCAAGCCTGTGGTCCTGCCCATCAATAGAAATGCTTACATCATACTTTCCCAAGTAAGAGTGCTGCTTGTACAGATGAGCAATAAGTTCACTAGCGTACGTACTTGGGTTCTCCCCAAGCAAGAACTTACCTGCGGTTTTTTCAAAGCTTGGGCTCTTTAATTCTCTAATGAGCTTCATAATAAATCCTCTATATCCAAGTTTGGGGTGTGGCCGGAGCCGGCAAAATCCCAGTGCCTGTTTTTATCCATATGTCGAGCGTAGCAAAAAGTGCCTTAGCGGCAGGCGTAGGGCTGTCCTGTCCGCCCAAAGCCGCTATCGCAGAAAAATCCGGCGGGGCCGGAGGGGGTGTGTAGGAGAGCGCGGGCGGGATCGGCGCTGTCGCCAAGCCCGTCTTTGCGTAATCCCACCAAGCCAGCTTGAAACTGGCCTCTGTTATAGACTTGCCCGCAGCGCCCTTAAATGCGGCCTCGCCGACGGTGTAGTCAAGCCACTTAGGGCTGGCCCCACTACTAAAAAATGCGGTCGCAACTTTAGCCCAAAGCTCACCCATGTGGGGATCTGCTGCAGGTTCCATCGACTGTAATTGCGAATCCATCTGGCTGACCGCAGCAACTACAGAACTTTCGGCGGAAGAAAAAGGCATTATTCCACCAAAACCTTTGATGATTTAGCATCATCTATCGGGTCAATTGCCGTGCAAGGAGCGACGGCCCCTGGAGGAGTTGGCCCCCAGGCTGTCTTTAGAACGAGGTCGTTGTTTATAAAGTTCTGCAAATTATTAAGGCACTCTTTTAGTTCTTCGAATTTGACGCCATGTGAGCTTGGGTCTACCCCAAGCTCTATCCCATCAGCGGCCGTGGCATTTATCATAAATTTCTTTCCATCAAATACGAAGTCATTAATAACTTTTACAACCATCTGCTCCAAATAAACCTTGAAGTCGCCAGACTTAGTAAGCTCTAGTAGAGCTTGTTTACTAGAAGATCCGGAGAGTTGCTCACTTAGCTCGTCCCCGTATTCTATCTTAACGCCCTGAGCGACGTTTGCATAGACGGTCCTGTCAAGCTCTACATGTATATGCCCTTTTGAATGAAGGAAGTGGTCTCCGTCCTTATTAATCTGAAAAGCGTAGGTCACCTTTTCTTTGCTACCCGGCCCACCCTCAGCATCGTCATGAGGCCATATGGTAAAACTTAAAACACCACGAGAAGAACGGGTGTCCCAAACCGGGTCGTCCGCCTCTTCGTAACCATCCTTTAAACCAGGGAACTGTCTAAGCCCAACATCGCTAGACGTGGCCTCGTTAATTGTGCGGATGTTCCCGAAGATATGCTCATTATCTATCTCTGTATCAAGGGCCTCCTCTGTAAGACGCCCCATCCGAACCTCAACGGTGTAATTTCGGTGCCCAGAAGACCCGGCCGGACTAGATGCTTCTGTTTTACCCGCAACAACCTCCTGCACCATATCCTTAATACTGTACCGGACAATCACAGGTGTCTCTGTAGAGTTCGGGCCGCTAGCCGCTTCTACAACACCCCCTAAGGTGGTTTTTTCAGAAAGGTCACTCTCAGCAACAAGCTGCGCATGCCCCCACTCGATCTCCCCCACAGGGGAAAAGGCTTGGTACTTTTGGAAGTAATCCCTGACAACATTTTCTATGGGTAGGTAAAACCTTTGTGCTAGCGGCGTTGCTCCAATTTGAACCATTCCGCCTCTCCTAAGGCACACCTTGTTTCCATCTTGCGTGCCGAGGAAAACATCGCCAGGCTCTAAGAACTCACGCTCTCCCCGGAAATCTGGTCCCTTGTCAGCCGTAGTGGACTCTTGGACCTTGCCGTCAACTTTTTCGAATTGAGGGGTGTTTCTTGGGTCGGTGACGAAACCCAAAACAAATTGAGTCTTGTCAGCGCAGACACACACGTAACACATACTGCCCTCTTCGGGCATTATGGATACACCGCCAGGATGACTTCTGTTTTGGTACGGCGTGGCGAATGGGATATCACTATAGGTCCTTTGCGTAAAAATTCCGATAGCGTCCAGTGTGAACTCTCTTGGATTTACGTAAACAACTCTAGCCAGCGCCACGCTCGCTGGGCCTGAGGCTCCTGTCGCGTCGGTAGAATTTCCTGAACTATCCTTAGCCATTAATACGTACCCCCTTCTCGGCCCTTACCAAACTCGGCGGAGTACGTAATCCCTGGGCTTGGGTGTAGCCCGTGTATGTCCGACTCCCACCCCTCATTGGCGGCGCGGATAAGTGTCTCCTTAAGCTTCCTGTATTGCATTCGCGCTAACCAGTCCGTGGTCTGGTCTAGCGGAAGCGTTTCCACGCCACGGAGCACGGGCTCAACAAGAACCCCACTGCCTCCGGTATTGTTCCTGTTCAGGTGAGCAACGTGTGAGCTAGAGACAAGGTCATTTTTAACGAAGTCCGAATCTCCGGGGTCTATAACCCTCGACAAGTTCGTAAGTGACTTCGTGACCACCTCAACGTTTCTACGCTTGATTCCCTCGCTCTTGTACGCACCGTGTATCTCGTCAGACAGATACCGCTGTACAGTGTCTACATTGGTCAGCCCTAAAAGCTCCCTAGGGTTTATGGGTCCGCCCGTTAATCTTTGTCCTTTACGAACCTTAGCCCCTTTTTTCACTTTTACTGAGCGGTCCCCAGGAACATACACCTGCTCCTCCCCAACCAAGACATCGTGCCCACCAATATCGCTTTTCTTAACAGCTTTGATAGTTCCCGTCACAGGACTCAAAACAGCGGACCCCGCAACAATTTCGGGCATTTTCAAAAGCTGTATGACTCGGTCAATTCCACCTACCAGGTTTCCCGACGCCCCTGCAACACCTCCGGTGTGGAAGGATTTCATGGCCAGCTGGGTGCCGCGTTCTCCCAAAGAAGTACCAGCTATAAGGCCAATATTGGTCCCTTTTTCTATAAGGTTTCCTCCATTATATAGACCATAGCACTTGGAACAGAGGCCTTTTGAGGATTGGCACTTTAGTGGGGAGCGTACAAGAAGCTTAGATACTTTAGAGGACTTTAGGCTGGATAATAGGCTCGGAGTAACCTCAGTGTTTTTAGGAACAACCATGCCCCCTATAGACAATTTCTTAGCCGTGAATCGGTCTACGATATCAGCGTCGGTAGTGTCTAAAGCAATTCCGCGATCTGTTTTGCAGTCATCTTCGGTAATTAAGTAAGTTATTGCTGTGTTAGCTATTTGCTTATTCAGGGCTCCTGGCTTTTGAACAGATTGTACCTTTTCTATAAGACCTTTTCTTGCGCCCGAAGACGCTACCCAGTAACCAGACGTGTCTAGACCCTCAGAGTAAGACCGGGTTACGGGGACAGGAATAACCCTTCCTTTGGCGTTCTCCAATAACATCGGAGCGATAACCATTTGCTGTAGCTGCGACCATGAGGGCTTCACGCCCGCGTTATTCATGGCTGCGAGCTTATTACCCCTTTTATTCAGGAGTGCCTTGGCTTCCTTGTTTATGTCTTCGGTCGCCTGCATGTATATTTTTATTATTTTTGCTTCGGCAGCTTCCGCAGAAAGCAAGTTCATCTCAACCTGCTTTTTTGTCGTTGACTCTTGCTTGCGCGCCTTAACCAAATGCTTTTCCCGTAACTTGCCGAGAGTCTTAAAGTCATCCAGGCTAAAAGAAAAGCCAATAGCGTATGAGTGGCCAAATCCAAGATCTTTAAGCTTGTCCACAGTTGTGGAGAATGCTCCAGGAGCCTTTGTTGCGACATCCCTTAAAACCCCCTGGAGCACTTTACTGCTCATGACCGCCTTAGGGTCTGTGAGAATCTTGTCGGTTCTAGCCGCCTTAGGCAGGGCCGCATGGAAAGTCGCCCTACCCAGAGTCGTCTTTTTCCCATCGATGGTCACAACGTCGGTCAAAGCAAGACTTCCGTCCTTCGCGGCAACACGAGCCTCAGAAAGGTCCTTGTAGGACTTATTTGTTTTCTTCCCCATCTGAGTGAGGAGGAACAACCCCATCTGTCCTTCAAGGGTGGGCTGGTACATAACCTTGCCGGTAGCAGGGTTAAACAAGTTCTTTGACGGCAACATTTTGTACGCCTCGTCAACCGCCTCTTGCGATACGGGGACGAATACCGCCATCGTATCTCCGTCAAAGTCCGCATTAAACCCTCCCGTCACAAGCGGGTGAATCTGGACGGAGGACTCGCCATGTAGTTTGGCCTTGAAGGCCATTATTCCGAATTTATGGAGAACAGGATCGCGCTTAAAAAGAACAGGCCGCTTAGACACAGCGATATCCAACGCCTTGTTAGCAAGGGAGGAATTTTTTTCAACCTCCTCCCGGGCAGACAGCGGAGTATACCCCATGGCCACAAGCTCCTTAACAACGAAAGGACGAAAGATTTTCATGGCCCCTTTTCTAGGAAGCCCAAGCTCGTCCAGGTGAAGCTCCATGTTGGGGACAATGACGGAGCGCATTGCTAGGTCCTGCCTACGGTCCAGTAGCCTCTGGTGGAAAAAGCTCTGCTTCGGGGAGGTCCTTCCTGACAGGATTGCCAATATGCCTGGTGGCTTTGCTTGCCCGTCTATGGTTAAAGCCCCTTGATTTTGGCCGGGAGCTGTCCCCATTAAGGCGTCAATAGCGTCGTACAAATCACCTCTTAGCGCTGCGACCTCTTCGTCCGGAAGAACACCGGAGGCCTCTTTGAGCTTGTTGTTCAATATGGCTATGTCTCTATATAAGAGGTTAAGCCCATCAACATTTAAGTCCCCACCCTCCATTGCGGTGATTGGCCTAAACAGCGGGGGGAGGATAGGCACGTTGCTAATCAGGTACGCCTCCTCGGCTGACATTGAGTTTTTATCCAACATACGCAGGTATTTTATTTTCTTATTCGCCGCATCTAGCTTGGACTTTCTCGCAGTTTTTATATCCTCTTCTGCAGCGGCTAACTGCTGAGCCACATTGATCTTGGAAATCGCTTGGGCTATGGCCGCAGGGCCTTTTAACGAGGCCTCCTCGTCATAACCATTTTCGGATAAGCCTGCCTCACCGCTAATAATCTTGTCGTACTGGGCACCAGTGATGCCCAATAGGGATCGTACAGATTTCTCAAACACCGGATTTGGTAGCTTCTCGGGGAGAGTTAGATGTGACCAGCTCTTGCCGCCAGGACCGCCCGTAATTTCTTCATCGAACAGGCCGTCTTTTTCAGGCTTCAAGTCTTTGCCTCTAATTACGCGACTTCCGTTTTTAATCTCACCATTGGACATAGACAGTATTTGCTTGTCGGTAAGAGGCTGAACTACAAGCCCATTCCCCTCCTTCTCTACGTTCACGCCTATTGCAGCAAGATACGCAAGAAATTTTTCATACGCAAAAGAGGGCTTTGGTGTAGGCAGCATCTGACCTGTCTGCACAGCTGTCCAAACCTCGTCTTGGGACTTATCCCCTTTGTACGTAAGGGCGTCTCGGATATTAGCTGTCGCGCCATGCGCGAGCATCGCGTAGAGGCCAAGCTCCCCAAATCTTTGTCCTCCGGACCCTCCACCGCTCTTAGGTATCATGTTCGCGCTGTAATCGTACCCGTACCCGTGTGCCCGCGCCGATAGCTTCTTGTCCACCTGGTGCGTCATCTTGAGTATGTATTGCTGGCCAACCAAAACCTTGCCTAAGCTCTTCCCGCTAACAGGATCAAAAAGCTCTTCCGTCTCGTCAACGCCAGCATCTTTTAATGCACTCTTAACTACTTCTTGGTAACCAAGCTCACGCTCATGCTCTTTTACAAGAATCCGTTTGGGCCCGCTTTTTGTTTTTATAGTTCGGTAATGTTCCTTAACCTTAACAACCTTCTTCTCGTCATCTGATTGAAAGTTTTCAACCGCGTACGGCTCTCCGGTTTCCGCAGCGGCTTTAGCTAAGGATGTCTCCAGAACCTGCCCGAGGTTTATTCGCCCAGGAACGCCGGAAGGGTTGAATATAATCTCTAGGGGAACGCCTTCGCTGTTCTTAGGCATCTCTTCGTTAGGAACGACTGCGGTTATAACCCCTTTGTTCCCATGCCGACCGGTAAGCTTATCTCCGATGTCCGCGGGCTCCTCCGTCTTAACAAAGACCGTGACCTCTCTACCATTGCGCACAACGTCAGTCACCACGCCCGAGTAAGGCTTTTCCCACGACACAGACCTGTCTTTATACGGTCTGGCCAGCGAGCGGTGGATACCTTTCAAAAGAATTTGCTCTTTGGAAGGTTCGGACTTCTGTAAAGCTGCTATTAGGACGTCGCCGGGGGAAACTTTCTGCCCCTTCTTTATTACGCCGTCCTCATCCATTTTAGCGGCGTTCTCTTCAGAGACCGCGCCAGGATAGTTTGCTCTAAACTTTTTTAGGCCTAGCGCCATGTTTTTTTCTACGTATACGCGTGGCTTGTGCAAGTGCTCGCTTGTAAGCCGCTCCGCTGCAGCCTCAGAGATCACAATCCCGTCCTCAAACACAAGCCCCTTATAGGGCACGTATCCAACACGCAAATTGGTGCCTAACGACAAAGTCCCATTTCTTGTAAAATTTGTGTCCGCAATAGTCTGACCGGCCTTTACAGCAGCCCCCTTTGTCACAATCGGAGTGCTCTGCATAAACGATTTCTTCTCATTAAGAGGGAAGCTTTCGTACAGAGCGATCTCGTGCTTTTTGCCTGCGCTGTCGGACACAACGATCTTAGACGGTCCAACGCTAGACACGATACCGCTCACAGGGCTTGTGTGTGCCGAAAGCCCGCCCATAACCTTTTCCCACGTAGAGAACCTTTTTTCCGGGTTCCCAGACACAACTTGTACGAGAGGCTCTTCCCGGTACTTCAGAGAAATAGCCTGCTCCATGTGCCGGGTTGCCATCCCTGCGCGATTTGCTTGATCCGAGGGAAGAAAAGGGACAAGGTTCGCAGTCATAGAAAAAAGCTGCTTGGGAGACTGTAGAACGTAATCGACTTTGTTGGCGGCTATGTCTCTCGGATCTCCCCCGTCCTGATCCACAACTGTTACGCTCTTTGTCTTGGGGTGTGGTCGCCCGTCTGGGCCAAAAATATACTGGTCCGGGAACGCTACAGCCTTTCCGGACAAGTCCGCTGGGCTCCGGTTCTCGTACTTCCCTGAGGCCGTGGAAAATACGCGGATTGTTGGATTGTTCCCAATCTTAGACACACCCAGCGATAGGTGCCCACTAATACCAGACCTTTTCCCTTCAGGGGTGTGAATAGGGTCCAAAAAACCCAAGTGACTTGAATCAATAAGCTTAGCGTCGTCAGATATAGCAAGGTCGCTACTAATTCCGCCCGTACCCAGAATAGTAGTTCTGAGGAATCCACCTACCATATCTATTGGGTTTGTTTGGTTGGGTTGTTGAGATAGTGAGGTTGAGGTGAAATAAGCTTTCACAGGGACATTAAAAATGTCCGGGGTCACAATGCTCTTTACAGAGTCTTTTCTGTCCAGATTATTCTTTATCTTAAACTCAATTCTTTTCGAGGAATTAAGAATTCTTTCTGGAAGATGGTCCTCTATAGACCATAACTCTTTGAACCTTAAAGAGTCTCGGTTGTCTGGCTCGCGATCTCCTTTATTTATAGCTAATAAACGATCAGACGCAGCAAGGAGGGTCCCCCCCTCAACCTTGCTAAAGGGTGCGCCCAGCGTAATTTCGGTCGTGTCTTTTCGCAGCTCAGTTTGTTTTAGCTTATCAAGTATAACGGGAGTAGCCTCTACGTCTGTCTTCCCCTCAAATCTGCGATCAAGCGATTTAGCAAGCTTGACCAGCTCCCCTCGCTTTTTGTCAGAGACACTTTTGGCGTAAAGACTCTCGCCCCACACCGATCTAATCTCTTCGTCAGAAACCCCCATTGCCTGGAGAACCGGGAGAAGCTGGATGTTAGTGGTTCCGTAGTTAAGCATAAAACGCTTCTTCTCTGGGGAAAAAGCCATTCTAAACCCTCGACCTTTAGAGAGGTTAAATTGCGCCTCCAGGCCGCCGTTCGCTTTAACACGGGAATACACTCCAGACTTAAGTCTCCACTGATTGTCTGACTGATATTCAGTACCATCGACAATATAGCTAAATCTTCGGGTTATCTTGGGGAGCCCGATAAGCTTCAGCTTTTTGACCGAGTCCACAACTGTTCCTGTCTCTTTATCTACTAGGGAGAAATCGGCGTATATGGGAACTGACCAGGTTCTTCCGCGCAGCCTCGCCTTCTTCTGACTGGCGATATCGTCCACGTCCACGCCTTTTCCGGCGTATACCTTAGTGGCAACAAGTTTTTTAGTTCTCCCCTCCATCGGGAAAAACTTTTCTACCTGCTCTATGGTCCTTTCTTCGAGAGCTTTCATCGCCCTCTCGGGATCAAGAATTGACATTTCAACCTCCGTGCTAACACGGCTAATTAATTGGGTATAAGAACTTTGCAGAGGATCAATTAACTATCTCTGCAAAGGAGTATATCATGCGTACTATTGTTACACAGACCAAGCCGTATTTAACATCCACCATTTCCTTGTGCTGTTCAAGATCTTCCCTAGAAGAGTTTGACCAAGCTGTAGAGGATTCGTTAGACCCGAGCAAGTGATAGCAAAACCTAAAAAAATTGTTTGCCACGCCAAAGGCGGAGGATGCTCAGAGTATACAAACTGTGGGAACTGCGAGTTCTTTTTGAACAAGTACGATTCTGCTGCCTGGGTTTGCACTAACTGTATAAGAGATTCCGATAACATTGAGATGTTCTACCATAGCGGCAATTGTGACCGCTGTGGTTTTCGGTCTGCCGTGTTAGTGCCCATAGTCTAGCCCTGCGCTATGCCTGTGCCCGCCTGTGGCGGGCCGGCCATTGGTTGCGGGGGTTGCATAGACCCAGCGAGTGTGTTGTTTACAACAGTATATAGGTCCGGGTGGCTGGTGCGTAACTGCGCCAGCGCCCGGTACCTGTCTACCTCATTCATTGCTTTTAGCTGCATGCTGATCTGCCGCGCCTGCGCGAATAGATCAACCATATTACCGCCCTGGTCCGCAGAAACCGGACTAGTTTCTATGCCCCCTGGCTGGGTCTCCTGTTGTGGCTGCTGCGCCATCTCCTGCTGATCAACGTCTCCCTCGGCGGGTTGCCCAGGAGGTTGCGGACCTTGTTCGCCTTGTGGACCTTGTTCGCCTTGCTGGCCTTGAGGTGGTCCCTGGGATGGCGGAGGAGGCTGCTGGGCTTGTTGCGGCTGAGGCATCTGTTGTTGCGCCTCCGCCTGCATCATTTGTGCCTGAACTTGGTAGCGGGTCTGGACCAGCATGGCTTCGCCCTGAGCTTCCGCTGCTTGCAGTTGTTGCTCTCTCTGAGTCTGCGCAAACTTCTTGGTCTCTTTCTCTATGAGAGAGGACTCTGTCTCAAAGCTAAAGTTCCGTGACTGTAAGAACGATCTACGACTTATCATACCCGCATTAGCAAGGTTTAAGTCAAACGAGGCCCTTTGAATATCGTCGGCCATCTTGAAGGGTTTAAACTTAACAGGAATGCTCGGTATATCCAAAAACGCGCATACCCGATCCCGGACAAACTCAACAAGTCTTAGCATGTCCTGACGGTTTCCCAGAAACTCGTTTTCTAGAGCACGCAAGTTAACAGAGGCCCCAGAATACTGAGCCTCTCCGTAGAAGAACCCGGTAGGTACGCCCATCCCGGCAATTATCTGGTCGTTATATATACGAATTTCTTGGTGAAGGAGGAGCGATCTACCCTGCCCACCGATCATTTGGTAACCAACAGGGACGGGCATGACGGGAATATGGTTGTTATCTTGCCGCCATTTTTTTATCTGCGTAGTTACTTCGCCCTGCCAGTCCTTTAGGTTTATGTGCGCGTAAGGGTTGCTGCCGTCTGTTGTCACCTGCGGAAACATAACCCGCATTGGCACAATGTGCTCAAGGGCTACGGCTTCTTGCGACTTTCGTAATACCTGAAGGAAGAATATATCCTTTAATACAGGTAATATCAGGGGCGCTCCCCACCCGCTATCTGACGGGTCTCTAGAGATAGAGGCGCGTTTTGAATGAAAAATTTTATCCTCATCCAGCATGATAGATTTTTTCTTCGCCAGCGCATCTATGAACGCTTGCGGAATAGTCTCAATTACGCTCGGCTTGCCAAGAGTAATATCGTTCCTTATGTGCCTGGGCATCGAGTAGTAGTACTCAGTATTGCCGGTTATCTCGTTGTGCTTTATTGTTATATTCTTCGGATTCCACCGAATAAGCTTTATTTTTTTGTGTGCTTTTACTGGCTCGTCGCGAACTTCAGCAGCTCCGTAATGCCCACAGCCTGTACAATTAAGAAAGAACTTAAACCCCTTCCATTTGTACCCTGACTTACTAGCCTCATAGTCAGACTTACAGCTTTTACAGATAAGAATCTTCTTAAACGGAAAGGAGACAGACACAAAAGAATTGCCATACGTGTACCTGTCTAGATTAATTTCGATCAGAAAAGTCCTTAAAAGGAACTGTTTTTCAAACAGGTCCTTATAAAGGCTAACGACTCCGTCGTTGTCGTCCTCGTAGACGATATCAGTAATAGGGTACGTGGCTAACTTTTGCGTAACCGAGTTTATAAGTGGATTTGTTAGCTGGTAGTACAGGCACCAGTCGAAGGTGTCTTTAATTGTTTTCGGCAGGTAGTTCTGCGCTATATCAAAAAAGGGGCTCGGGTAAAAAGTCTCTGGGCGGCCAACGCTCTTGGCTCTCCTAGACTTGGCTGATGAAAGTACTGAGTTTGCCATTGGTTTGTTCCTACGGGAATATTACCTTTAATTGAGATAGTAGCGCCCTAGACTGGCCTTCTACATAATCCAGGACAGACTGAGACTTCATGATCTGAACATCCGATAAGTCTCTAGTATTACCCTTTAATGCTTTTTTGATCAACTCTTGCCTGCTGGTACTAACCCGATCTGCAATATACTTGTTGCAGGGCTCTAAAGGGCCTGGGCCAAACGCCATCCCATCATCTAGTAAGGCCGCGCCGACATACCTATAGACCTCTTTCGACACAGCTTTTTTGTCTTTGACTTGCCCCATAATATCTAAGGCAAGGGCCATGACATGCGGAGAGACTCGCTGGACCAAGTCAAACCTTGGAGATACTCCGGCCAACGCCATGCAAACCTTCTCGAACACATTCCAGCTTTCATAGGGCTGGTCTGATACGTGGCATGTCCTGACGGCCTGGAGCTTATTGCGGCTGTTCTCGGAAATTGTCGTATTCCAAGTCAGTTTAATCTCCGCCCAGCAAGTTTCCGGCTCCCAAGACAAATACTCGGGACCAAACTCCTTGACCATCAACAGGTCCAGAAGGAGTGGGTGCGATAGCCTGTTTGTGAAGGCTTTTTTGGCCGCACGCGGCCCAGCGTAATTAGAGTCGTTGTTAACCATCAATCATCCGAGCAATGGCCTTCTTGTGCGTTATAGGAAGGCTATCCAGAACACTTACAGGATCTTCCTTAAATTGTCCCACAAAATCATCACCAAAAACATCGGAAAGTGCATCACCGCGAGATTCTGCAAAATTAGTAACATCTTCATCAGAATAAGTAACGCCGTCAATTTCAAGGGATCCCGCAGTGCTAGCTGTCTTTTCTACAGAGGTTCCGAAGACAGTTGCGTAAGGGTCTAAAATATTTTTTCCGTATAAATGGGTTATCCCATGACGAATATCGAAGTCTGACAGGTCCTCAACGAGATCTTCCGGAGATGCGGAAGCCACCTTCTCCTTGATCGCATCAAGCTCCATAGTTGCCTGCGCACTAAGCGAAGCTATTTTACGCAGATCTAATCCGGTGTTAAAATCACTCCCCACCTCTTCTCTTGCATAATCAGTGAGTTCATCAGAGAGGTGCTCAAGGAGGCCTGCCTCTTTAACCTGCATCATAAGCCGACGCTTACCTCTAGGGGACGCCGTATCAAAAGCGTCTTTGACAACCTCCGTCGGATCGCCCTGCGAAACTCCGAAGAGGCTCTCTAATGATCTGTCCGTCTCCATACCTGGGCCGCTGAACCCAAGCTCAATAGACGCGATTTTTTCGAGACTCTCTGTCGGGGTAAACCCGAACACCTTAAGGGCAGCGTTAATTTTCTCTGCTGCCGTCTTCTGCAGGTCGGCCGGCAAAGCGCTTGCTACCTTAGAGAGATACATGGCAGAAGCCAGAGTATTACCCGCGTCAACAACAGGGTATCGGTACTCTCGCCCTCCCAGGGTGTCGACGACAAGAGCGTAGTCGGAATCGTTTTTAGAGGCGTTCTTCGACAAGTCTGCCGCCGTCTTGATGACCTCGGGAACTTCATTACCCTCGATAGACTCACGAAGAAAGGCTCCACTATCATCGTAGTGGTCAACAACTTTAGGGAGGTTTTTGATCATTAGGTTCTCCACAAGCTAGGTGAAATTTTTGGTATAAGCACAATGAACCCCATCAAATTATCTTACAGGAGGTCTCGATGAGTAATGATAAGCCCTGCGAAGTCATTATGGAAGTTCCTAGTAAAAAACAAGAGTTAAAATCCATCCTTATAGAAGCCGGGATTATGGCTTTACGGGACGGTTGCAACCATATATTAAAACGTATCTCTACTGGTAATACTATCAACAATCCTTCGGGGTTGACAAGCCCGCTTCGGCAGGTACAAGTAGACTCCTCTACACACTCCCATGAGGGAGAGCTAGACGAAGGAGAGTAACCTCAATGCCTCAACCCTCAAGCCTTGCAGTAAAGCTAGTAAGGCTAAGAGAATCTCGTGGGATGTCTGGACGAAAATTTGCGTCCCTCTGTGACATCTCCAGAGAGGCAATAAGGAAATATGAGTCTGGGCATTCGATACCCTCGAACCAGACCATATACAAGATATTCTCTAAGCTCGACATTGATGTAACCGCTTCTGATGAGGCGAAAGAGATATTAGGCGCTATTTATTACGAGCGAATAAATAAGCAAGCTCCTGTGGAGAGATCTTACGGAGTCGCGGCTAATGAAGAATTAAGATCCAGAATCTCCAGTAGTACGGAAATAACCGAAGAAAAGGTTGACGCACTACTGGGAGTTATTTTTGAGCAAATCGGTGATGACCGAAGAACGGAAAGCCTGGAACACTATATAAAAACGAAGATTAAGAAGATATTGGAGAATGGATGAATAATGCTAATGAAGATCAACCAACATACGTCCCTGAGATGGACGGGGGAGACTCCATAGTAGGTAAGGCCTTCATGGCCAATATGCTCTGGATCCCAAACGAGTTCCTACCATACAGGCAAGTTTTTCTTAGGTCCGCCACCGTAATTTCGGAAGATCCCCACTCCGGGGAAACCAAAGAGGTTCCGCTGGCTCGACAAGAAAAGAATCACATGGTTGTGGCCAAACACCTTTGGTCAGAGAACGAACTAATCCAAAGGATTAGCGCACTAGAAAAATACGAGTACCCAAAGTTTAACTGGGAGCATGTGGACTTTGGGGACAAAATTGTTCCTAGAGACACTGCACAAAAAGCAGCATGGGACGCGCTAGACAAACAGTCTAATGGCGTACTTAATCTTGCTTGCGGTAAAGGTAAGACGGTGATGGCCCTTAAGAAGATAGCTTCCCGAGGCGTCCCAGCAATCGTCATTGTTAACAATTCCGGACTTATCGACCAATGGAAAGAAAGGGCTTTAGAGTTCCTGTCTTTATCTGAGGACGACATCGGCATAGTTCAAGGCCCTAAGGCAGAGTGGGATAAGCCGCTAGTGCTTGCCATGATTCACACCTTGGCCAACAGAGTTAAGGACATTCCTATCTCCACCAGGCAAAGGTTCGGAACTGTGGTTTTTGATGAGGTTCACCACCTCAGCGCAGCCAAGTTCAGCCTTACAGCCCCAATGTTCTTTGGTAACCGGTTTGGTCTAACCGCCACACCCAATCGAGAAGACGGTCTGGAGGATGTCTACTATGCCCATATCGGTGGAGTGTTTTACTCTGACCTAAAGGGTGAGATGGCTGCGGAGGTTTACTTTAAGCGGCTAGACACCACGGTAAAAGACGAGCGGAAAATTAGAGACCGCACAGGAGAATTCTCCGCCGGGAAAATGTACAAGCATCTGGGGACCATAAAGAGCCGCAATGAAGAGATCATCAACATCGCTGCGAAAGCCCTCTCCAAGGGCAGGAAATTGTTGGTGTTGTGTCATAGCAAAGATCACCCATCAGAATTAGAAAAGTTAAAGGTTGCAGACCCGCGTATGAATATGTATACAAGTGGGGTCGTTAGCGGAGCTACTTCCGGTAAGGACAGAACTGGAATAATTAAAAATTCTGACGTCACATTCGCGACCTTTCAGGTGGCGAAAGAAGGATTGGATGTGTCCGGCTTAGATACTCTTATATTCACAACACCTTTCAAGGCCTGGGGAGCATTCCAGCAGGGTAAGGGTAGAATTGAGAGGATTTCCGAAGGTAAGAAGGATCCTATCGTCGTTGTTTTAGACGACGTGAACATAGGTCCTGCTCACGGAATGTGTAAGTCCCTTCGACGAAAGATGCTTGCAAACGGCGTTGGTTACAAGGATGTATAGCGGAGAGGTTGGAGAACTTCTGTTTTCGTGGAGGTCCTGCGAGTCATGCGGACTGCACAAGAACAGAAAAACACCTATTCATGGTGGAGGAGATCCTTCATCAAAAGTAGTGTTTGTTTTGGACCGGACAGGGCCAAAGAGCGCAAGCTCTGGAACCCCCTATTCAGATCTAGGTGGGCAAGTCCTCCAAATAATGCTGGAGGACCTTAACCTCTCAAGTAACGATATCTGGTGTACGACGCCAACCCTGTGCCCCACAAAAGGGGTATTTGAAACCAACTTCGGCAGACCACTAGACACGCATCCAACGCCCAAGGCCTCCGAATTAGAGGCCTGCCGGCCGAGGCTGCACAAGGAGATTGAGCTGCTGCAGCCAAAAATAACCGTTGCCTGCGGGGCGAATGCCCTAAAAGCGCTGGCCATTAAAAACCCACCAAAATACAAAGAAAGTATTGGTCGGGTTGTAGAAATAGATATACAGGGTTCCTTAGTGAGCTATCCGATCCCTGTGATGGTTTTACCGTCTCTTGAGATGCTTGCCAGAGACGGCAGGCAGAACTCTAGAGACTTATGGAATAAGACAACAAAGCAAATAAACATGGCTATCCGCCTTAACTCAGGAGAAGAGAAATAAAATGAACGACATCTTAAAACACGAAGCAATGGCTGCGGTCGAAGAGTTTATCGTCGAGCGCAACAAGATGCTCAAATTTATCGAGAAGCACTCCGCGTTCTTTGACACGCTTAATGCTCTAGTAGACAACTACAACGGGGCCCACGAAGCTGCAAAGGCGTCCATTAAGGAAATCCCCAGTACTGACGGATTCCAGATGGGCCCGTTTAGAAGAACAAAGACGAGTGAGAAAACCAAGTACGACCCGGACAAGCTCCCAACCAAGGCGCTTCGCCTTAAAGGCGTTGTGAAGGTTGATGCAGAGGCGCTTAACAAGCATATTGAGCGCGGAAACATCGCCTACAAGGACGTTGCGGAAGCTCGCGGAGAGTACCGAACAACGGGCGCGGTAAATGGGCCAAAGCTCATGGTTAAGCCGGCGTCGGCGCTTGGGTAAAGCCATGTCGAAAAGTTCAAGAGTTGTCGGGGAGGCGTTTGCCTCCCTGACGATTTTTATTAGGACAGAATACGATGCCGGGGACAAGAACTGGCGACAACAAACAAAACGAGTGGAGGAGAAATTGCTCATATCAGAAGAGGCGCTACAAAAGATAGCTACCGGAAAAGGCGAAGAGGCTGGCGTCACCGCCAGTGTTAGTACAAAAGTTAGCGACGCGGTTTACTGGGGAGAGGGTACTTGGGACAAGATTCCTTACACTGTTGAGATCTTCTCAAGCGTGTCTCTCAAGTGTGACCAAGACGTTGAAGCTATTATGACCGCACACAGCATGGCTTATGACATGGCGTGGCATGCGTCTAGGGCGCATATCGTAAAGGCGAGAAACGGACATGTCCTAGACATTAGGGATCGCCTGTTTCCAGAACTATTTGAGGGGGAATAATGGCTAAAATATCTGAATGCCCGATAGATGAGATAAGGCTTACAAACCTGGTTATAGACCACCACGCTAATGCAAAAGTCGTGGACCAAAACAGGTACATGTTCGCAGTGGCGCAGTTTGCCTACTACATGGACGGTGACCCTGTCGGTGAATTTACAATAAACGGTCTGACGGAGGATCTCGGGGAAGAACTCAATTCCCTAATCGACGCCATCGAAGAGACAGTTGCGAAAAGAATGGGCTTCTCTGGTCAAAGTGAAGAACCTCGGCAAGTGCCTAAGGGAATCATAGACCACGGCGGACCAGAGGAGTTTTAATGTCGGCTAGCTGGGAAATGCAGCTGCTGTCAGCGATAGTAAGCAACTCGGAACCTTCTGAGCTGTTCGACAAAGCTGTGCGGTCAGGAATAACTTTTAATGTGTTTAGTGGCATAGAGGCTAAAAACCTCTGGTCTACTATCGAGGCGCATTACAACCGGCCGCACAACTTTGGGCATATCCCGAGCCTCCAGTCTCTGGAGGAGTCTTTCCCACATCTTGACTTACCAACCCCCGTAGAGAACTTCGGCGATCTATGTGAAAAGGTACAAGTAAACTACCTGAAAAGGCGGGCGGAAAAGGCGGTACAAACATATCTGGAAGACGTTTCTGAAGATGCCTTATCGGCAGTGACAGACCTGTATTCCTCATTGGGACAAATCCAAGAGCAGACCTCAATAGACAAAGATGTGTCTTTTGATGAGGTGGCCTTTGATGAAGTCCTGAGAGATATGAAAACCATTGAGGAGTGCAACGGGACAACCGGTATGCCTTGGCCATGGCTTCCCTTAAATACCGCTACCGGCGGTATTCAGGAGGGAGACTTCATCATGGTATGGGCGATGCCTAAAAGCATGAAGACTTGGTTCGGCTTAATTATTGCTGCACATCTGTACAAAACTGGGAGGCGTGTAGTCGTCTACTCCAAGGAGATGCATTGGGACAGTCTTAGAAGAAGGCTTGCCTGCATTCTTGGGAAGGTGAATTACACCCGGTACAAAGAAAACAGTTTATCTAACGCAGAGATGAACGCTGTCTTGGAGGTTCTTGAGGAGCTTACAAGTGATGAGCATACGGGTAACCTTGTGTTTACTACGGCGGATAGGACCGACGGATCTCCCGGAGGTCCTGCTGAGATTCGAAGAAAGATAGACATTTACCGTCCGCACTTTGTGTTGCTTGATTCTGCTTACATGTTGGAGCTTCCTGGAGCAGGCGCTAACGCCTACGACTGGAAGCACCTAGCTTTGGTAAATAGGCAGCTAAAGCAGACTGCGAAGACGACAGGAGTTGCTCTCCTGGCGATCTTGCAGGAGCACGAGCGTGCGGCTTATAAGTATGCTAAGAGTAGAGGTACTGCCAGCTTAGCCATGAACACCAGCGCCGTAATGGACTGTGACGTGGGCCTAAGGCTTGTGTACCACAAGAAGAAAAGGGAAATCAGTATTCACTACGCGGCGGCCCGTGAAACGGAGAAGGATGGTTTTACTATCCATGCTATTGCTGCGGAGAACTTTGAATACGCGCACGACCACCTACACAACGTAGGTGACGACTTTAAGGAAGACGCAGAGCAAGAAACTACTGTTGAAGCTCCTTCGGAGCAAACCACTTCACTGAGGACTTCATACCGGTCAGGTAACGATGTTCCGGATGAGATCTCAGAGGATCTACAGGAAGATGACTAGAGAAGAAATTGTAGAGCTATTATCCCCATTTCTGAAGTTTTCGAATAATAACTCCACCGAGAATATATCGGCACACTGCCCATTCCATAAGGGTGGTAGGGAGAGAAAACCTTCGTTCTATGTCTACGTCGGAATGCCGACTAGAGATAAGCACGTAGGTGCGTCTTTCTGCCACACCTGTGGAGAGGGGTGGTCTCTGCCGGCGCTCCTGAGAAAACTTAAGGTCGGGAGACTTGTCATATCAGACGTTAAAAAGCGTCTGGATGAGATTTCCCCGGCACAGAAAGGGAGTCGATTGGCACGCCTTGAGCTGGACTTAACGGTCCTGCCAGAGGCGATACTTGGTGCATTCGAATATCTGCCTAAACCGCTGCTAGACGACGGGTTCTCTAAGAGCCTTTTGGTCGAGCATGAAGTGGGGTTTGATAGAACAAGCAAAAGAATAATATTTCCTATCCGAAACCATAAAGGGGACCTCGTTGGGCTGTCCGGAAGAACAGTGGTAGACGACTACCCTCGGTATAAGATATACAGATCAGAGTTGCATGGCGTTTCGCCAGGGTATGAATTTAACAAAGGAAGAGTGCTGTGGGGGCTGGACAAGTTCTACCAAACGAGGATGAACACAAAGACAGACCTGCCGGTGGTTTTATGCGAAGGATTCAAAGCCGCGCTTTGGGTTATTCAGCAGGGCTACCCGCACACAGCAGCGATACTGGGCACCCACCTGACGGATACTCAGCGGGCGCTCATCCAAAGAGTAACGAATACACTGGTCCTATTCTTAGACAATGACCAGGCGGGAAAGAAAGCAACTGAAAAGATAATCAAATCTCTTGAAGGAGTCGATGTGAGAATCGCCAACTATAGAACTACTGAAGAAGTGTCACCTGATGACCTAAATAAAATCCAAGTATTACACGCAGTAGAGACTGCTAAAACATCATTGTCCTGGAGGAATAGAAATTGAGCACTAATGAATTCGAGAAGTTTTGGGCTGAACAGAGTCAGCGCAGAGCCAAAGTTGCAAGTATGGCTGGGGGGAGAAAGCCTAAGACTTTCAACAAGGCCCCAACAGAACAAAATAAAAGGCGTCCGGCTTGGGCCATCCGCCGTTCAGATTACATGAAACCCGGTAGTGAGCAGGTCTTGCCTATGGACGTGCCTACCAGGGTTCGCGTTGTTCCGTTTAAGAACGAAACGTACTACCACTACATGAATTGTTGGATCCAGAAGGACGGCCGCTACGAGATGATCATCTCGAACTCTCATAACGGCCTAAAGAAGGTTCCAGATGTTCCATACTACTACGCTATCAAGGAAGAGAACGAGGCTTTCTGGGCCAGAGACACGCACGCAGTAACTGTGTTGGTCCTTGAGAACTTCTACAAGGTGATGCATACCGCTGCAAACGGTAAGCAGTATCCTAAGTTCGTTCGGTCCCTGGGCGAAGATATGCGTGGGAATAGCTTAGACCCTGAAGATATTAGGGGTAATGAGATGGCCTTTGGGCGCAAGCTACACTGGACTGCCTCTAGGCCTCAGAAGAAGATCTTCGACGACGGCATTGCTCGAATCAAAGAGACTTGTGCTAGTTGCAAGGAGGGCATCATAAGCACTTACGCCTATGGGTGCTCGGAGTGCGGTGGAACTATTGCCTCTCACAAAGAGGGCGGTATCCCAGAGTCTCTAGAGTCGTCTCTTAGGTCAGGGCCTATGGAGTGTCCGCACTGCGGGGAAAGCCGAAAAGCCAAAGAGATCGTAGAGTGCGTCAAGCGTGACGGTTACGGATCTACGGCTCGATGGGCCAAGGGCTGTGACAATCCTAAGGTTGTCAACTTAGAAGAGGTTGATCTTATCGTCCGCTCTATCCCTAGCGGGAAAGGGGCGGCATTAGAGATCATCGATTTCTTGCCGGCGTTGGAAGACGAGCGAATAAAATCCTGGATGACTACCCCATTTGATATGGAGTACTTGTTTGGGGCCATGTCGCTAGAAGACCAAGCAAGATCTATGGGTAAAGCAAACCCATTCGGGGTTGATGAGCAGAGGATCGTAGATAATATGTTTATCGCGAAGCCGGAGGAAGAGGACGAGTTCTCTATACCTGTGGACGACGACGATGACATCGGCTTTTAACTAACGGGGAACCTCGTAAAGAGCAAGAGGCTCTGATGGGGGGATCTTAGGAGCGGGTCAGTTCAGTTTGTGACGGACTGTTTTGGCCCGCTCCTTTTTATTTTAAGGAGAAACAACAATGGGAATGTTTTCAGTTTTACCTGAGGCCGTCTCGGTGAATTGTGTGGAAGATGCTTCCCGTGTTGTGGAACATCTATCTAAACGAAAAGTGCTGGCCGTTGACACAGAAACAACAGGCCTTTCTAGGACCAGGGACCGGGCAATCATCCTGGCGATAAGTGATGGTAAGGACCGTTATGCGGTCTACCCCAACTGCCTGCCAATGTTTAAAGACCTCCTGGAGAATCCAGAGGTAAAGCTAATTGCGCATAACGCGAACTTTGACCAGTGGATGCTCCTGAACTGTGGCATCGACTTGGACAGGTACACTCAAAGGGGTCACTATCGCGTTTACGACACGATGGTTATGCACGCCCTAATCGACGACACCCTACCCCACGACTTGAAGTCATTGTCCAAGTCCTACTTGGGCATCGACATGGTTCCCTTTAAGAGCGTGTTTGGCGCTCAGATGAGGAAAAGAACACTGACGGAGCTTTTATTAGATCCTGATAACGAGGAAGTAGTTGTTAATTACGCTGCATTAGACGCCTTTGCTACATACCGACTGTTCCTAAAGCTTCGCGAGGAAATGCTCTCTATAAGGCTTTCTGAGGGTATGGCATACGAGACCCTTTGGCATTATTACGCGAGCACGGAGCTTCCGTTCACAAAAGTGTTGTGGCACGTTGAACGCGCTGGAGTAATGATCGACAAGGATGAGCTTTTAAGGCAAGCGCCAGAGATTGAGAAAAAGCTCCTAAAGATACAGAAGTGGTTTGGTCGTTCTATGGGGCAGCTTTACGTGAACCTGAACAGTAACGACCAGATGGCCTCTTGGTTCTTTGGGGAGCTTGGCCGGAGTCCTGAGAGCTACACAGAGAAAGGGAAGCCGCAGTTAAACAAAGCGGCTTTGAGTAAGTGGTCGAAGGAGGGCTGCAAGTACGCGGCCAGGCTCCTTCAATACCGAGATCTAGACAAGAAGCTCTCTACGTATATCTCAAACCTTATGGGCTACATACATGTAGACGACCGAATTCACGCCTCGTTCAACCAGACCGGGGCAAGGACCGGTCGTTTAAGCTCGTCTGATCCCAACCTTCAAAACCAACCTCCATACATCCGTAGTGCCTACGTCCCAGCAAAGAACAACAAGCTTTTTGCAGCAGACTATGCGCAGCTAGAGATGCGGATCCTCGCGCACTTCTCGAAAGACCCGACCCTGTGTTCATCAATCATTGACGGCCTGGATGTACACTCATCTACGGCTGCCAAGATGTTCAAGGTTTCTTACGAGGGGATAACCGAAGCAAGAAGAAAGGACGACGACGGGGAAGAGATAACTGGGCACGAGGAATACCTCCTTAAATGCCGTAAAGGCGCTAAGGCGATTAACTTTGGGCTCATGTACGGACAGGGGGCGGGGGCTCTAGCGGGTACGCTCAACTGCGACATTAATGAAGCAAGAGAGCTTATACGGCAGTACTTCGCGGCATTTCCGGATGTAACGAAGTACTTTAAATCCACGATTGCGCAAGCTAAGAACGACGGATTTTGCAGTACGCTCCTTGGCCGGAGGAGGCAGGTCCCGGGAATCAATTCCTACGTAAAAGGCGACGCCGCTCAGGCGGAGCGAAAGGTTAAGAATTCGCCTATTCAGGGTACGGCGGCAGACATCACCAAAATGGCGATGATTAAGATCTGGGAAGATCCGCTAATTGCTGCTTCTGGCGTCAAGATGGTCATCCAGGTTCACGATGAAATCGTGTTCGAGGTACCCAACGAGTTCGTAAACGATAAAGACTTTAACAACCGCATCAAAGACTTGATGATGCACCCCTTTGACTTCGACTTAGCTGTTCCTCTGGAAACGTCAAGCAAGTACGGGGACAACTGGCTGGAGTGTAAATGATGAGAGCAACAGTAACGATAACGATTGACTACGATGAGGCACAGTCCTCGTCAGATAAAGACATAAAGCGCGCGCTGAACTTCGCTGTTCAACACCTAGCAAGTAACGGGCTTCTCTCTGATGAGGAGTCGGTTGTAGATGGGTGGCGACACCAAATAGAGGTGACACCAAACCGACTGGATGAGGTGTCATCATGCCCAAGTTCATAATTCATTGTACGACGAGTAAGTCGTACTGGTTAACCGTGGAAGCGCCGAATGCCGAAGCGGTCCATTCGTACTACGAAGGCACCGAAGGAGATGAGTTTCACGCTGGAGATGAGGGTGGCTGGACATTCCACGAAGTGGAAGAGCTTCCCGAGTCAGCAACACACCCAACCACCGATGTGAAAGTCGATGACTCTGGTGAACTTGTGGAGGAAATGATTGATGGATAATCAAGACAGGGCGGAATCCGCCCGCATGGCGCTCTCATACTTTTGTGAGCTAGTTCCAAACGACGACGACGTGGAAACTTTAGCGGTAGATCTTATATGCAACATAAAGCACCTACTCACTTCTGAGGGGATTGACTATCAGCACGTCCTAGACGTAGCAGATAGCCACTTTGAAGCAGAAACGGAGGAAGACAATGGGACTTAGAACTGCTTGCTGTCTTGCTTACGAGACGACGTGTGACTGACAAGGATTACACAGTGTTTAACAAGAAGCGTTTAGCTGAGCTTAAAGAAGCATACGAAAAATGCGAGGGTGGTACGTTTATTTTCGATGAAATGGAAATGGACAAAACGTACGCAAAATATTTAATAAAACATCTTGAACACGAGTTTGGAGTAAAACCGGATGATGCAGACAAATGAAGAAAAAACAACCGAGGAAATTAAGCCTAAATTTGAGCTAGGCCAAGTAGTTATGACCCGGGGCATGGATAATGCTCTGGAGGGATTAGTGCCAAAAGAAGACTTCCACTCTGAAGCTATGTGGGTGTTCGAAAAGGCTGCCATTAAAGACGTATTTATTAGGGCCACCCTAAAGAAGCATTCGACAGGGGACTGGGGCGATTGCTGCATTGAGGATAAGGCGCTTAACGACGAAGCCGTAAAAATCGGCAATAGGGTGGTTTCCGTATATCATCTGCCTGACAAGCACAGAACTAAGTGCTATGTAATAACAGAGTGGGATAGGTCGGTAACAACCCTTCTACTCCCAGAGGAGTATTGATGGACGACGCGGGTTTCGAAGAACTTAGAGTCTCTATAAGGGACACCATAAATAACAACGCACTCAGTGTTGAAGAAGCTAATACTCTGTACGACAAAATATGGAGTACTGAGGAGCTTAAAGATGAGTTCGAGGTAGAGGGCTTTCTGGCCCCCTTCGTAGCAGTAACAAAGAAAGCCACTGGAGAAAAAGGCGCGCTGATGTTTCAGCACAGTCCGCGTTTTTACTTCAATTGGACATCTTCGGACTCAGAGGAGTAGTTCACTTACAAATGTGGTTTTTCTATGTAGTCCGTTGCTCGGATAACTCTTTATACGCAGGGATAACAACCAATATAAAGAGGCGTGTCCACGAGCATAATAATACGAAACGCGGAGCCAAGTACACGAGGTCTAGAAGGCCTGTGCACTTGGTTGCGCACGAACGTTTTCACAGCAAGCAAGAAGCCATGCTGAACGAAAACGCATTCAAGAAGAGAACAAAAAAAGAGAAGGAGGCGTATTGCCGTGACCAGGATAAATACCGATGAGGCGCTCAGGAGAGAGGGCGACTCATCAGAAACAGACTATGTCCTAAATGACGATTACAGTTCATGCTGGGTAACAGTTAATAATATAAGTGTCTACATCCAAAAGACCGACGAGGGTGTGGCTGTAGACATGTGGCCCAAAGGGTTAGAGGCTGCAGATCTTTCCCATGTTGGCACTTGGATGACTTTTGCTGAAGCGCAAGAGGACATAAACGAGGACACTGTGAAAGGGGTGGGGGCTTGATATGGACCACGCAGCTATCGCAGTAAAGAACAACAAAGGCTATTACGATATCTCCGTACATAACGTATGCCTAGACCTACTAAAAACTCAGAGAGACGCTATATTGAGGTCTATCTCAGAGACAGAGTCCTTGGGGAAGGCTGACGCGGGGAATGACCATGTTAATGACCTAGAAGGATTACTTAACCTCCTAGACGATATTCTGGATTCGCCCCGTGTCGAATGAAAACTGTTTAGAAGGAATTTCTTGTCCTGAGTGTGGCTCGGAAGGGCCATTCCTAATAGAGGTTTCTCGTCTAGTGGTTGTCTACGATGACGGGATAGATTTTTATGACAAACGATGTTCTGGTGCTGAGTGGGACTACAACTCGCACATAAAATGCTTCGACTGTAAGCATAGTGGAGAGTTGAAACTGTTTAGTGCCGAGCAGCCTTGTCATGACAGCTAAATTGTGAGAGAAATGACCTTCAGTATTTTCTCGGGGAGAGGCCATGATCAAGTACGCTGTATCAGCAGAACTTATACAGGAACTTCTGGACCTGGGGCTCTGTAGAACAGAGGACGATGCCAGGGAAAAAGTAGCATCTGGCGCTGCGCCAGAGCTTATAAAGCAAGCACATCTTGAATTATTAAAAAAGGAGGGTCTGTATGCCAAACCCAATGAAAGCAGCAGTAGTAAAGGTTCTTGAAATATTAGCGAAAAAGGGAGAGGTGTGCCCTATCCCAGTTCGGGATTTAGCGAAAACCCTGACCACCAAAAGCTGGGGGAAAAAATTTGGGCTCGACGACAGCGAAATAGAAGAAGTTTCCAACCTAATTCCCAAACCCGAGAAGCCGAAGAAGAGGGCCCCTAAGAAGCCCACGAAAAAGGCAACTAAAAAGAAATAACCCAATTCACAAAGGATGCTTTAATGCCAGAAGATTTAAGCTCATTAATAAAGAAAGTACAAAAGGACCTAGGAGGCTCAGCTAAAATAAGCAGGCTTTCTGAAGTATCAGCGCCTTTCCATACAAGACTCCCCACCGGAATATTAAGCCTTGATATCGCCCTAAGGGGTGGGTTTCCTGCGGGGTCGATGCATCAGCTATTCGGGCCGGACGGGTCGGGTAAGGACTATTTGACCAATCTGGTGATGGCCCAAGTTCAGAAGAAGCATGGGGACGACGCCAATATTGCTTGGATGAGTTTTGGATACAAGCCAGACATTCCTTTCATGGAGATGGCTGGGGTTTCCCCAGATGTTGGAAACCTACTATATATAGACATTGGGAACGAGGATGCTCTTGAGCATCCGTCGGAGAGTCTGTTGTCAGGTGCCCTAGAGCTTGTTAAGTCTAATAAGTTTCAACTACTTATCATTAACGAGCTTGGTAGCGGTGAGACAAAAGACAATATCGTAAAGCATCTTCATGAAGATGCTAAGATAGCGACCTGGGCGTCCCTTCTTACTTCCTTCTGTCAGAAGTTCTACAGCGCCATGCGGATTCCCGACGAAGAGGGTAACGCTAACCAGACTTGCGTTCTCATGATTAATCCTGTTCGTGCAAACTTGGATGCGAGGTCAGCCAGATTCACCCCTTTTACTCAAGGAGGCGGGTTTGCGCTAAAGCATGCTAAGGCGGTGGACATCCACTTGCGTCCTGGAGCGACGATAAAAACCAATAAAGAGGGTAAAATCGGCAAAGAGATCAAGTGGAAGATTAGCAAGGGTAAGCACGGCATCAGCGAGGGCGCTGAGGGCTCTTACAACTTCTACTTCAATAAGGGTGTTGACCTCGTAGCGGACACAGCAAACGCCGGGAAAGCTTGCGGAGTCATTGCAAACAAAGGCCCTGTTTACTATGTCCTAGACTACGAAGACAAAATCAAGGGCGGCTTGGACGGAGTAGTTGAGATGATGCGCAAATCGCCATCATTAATAGACGAAGTTAGAGAAGCCGTTTTGGAAAAGTCTGATGGCTAATATCTCTATACTTACTGGGCCCAAGGCGACCCCTCGAATTGTTGAGGGGTTGCCGTTTCTCCCAGGGCTTTACATACACCGGACCTACGGTTCTCCGGAGGATGATGACTATACAATAACCCACATAACCAGTGGGTTAGCTGTTCTTCTATCGGTGCTTGAATCGGAGATCGAGTCTATACGTATGGTTTTTGGGAGAATGACCTGGGACAAGCCCGCCGAAGTAATATTTAGAGATGGTCGATATTTTAAGCTGCTTGAGGAGGTGCTTTCGATTATGAAGAAGACAAAGAGCCAGCTCCAAGAAGAGCGCATTGCTGCCGATCTGGATGGCAAACGGCAACCTGCCTCAGGGTCTAGATGGGGGTATAAGAGAGACGTAATAACTCCAGAGCTTCTGGTTGAGGCAAAAACCACTGGAAAAGGCCGGGCGTCTGTTCGGTTCGACGACTTAGAGTTTTTGACAAAACAGGCATACACACAGGGGTTGGTCCCCGCGTATATAGTTGATATACAGTCCGAGGAAAGCTTCGTAGTTGTTCCCGAGAACGACCTAGATCCCACCCACCTGCAGGGTTTGGAAATGCTTAGCCTCGGTGCAAGTAAAAAGTCTTTCTCTGTAACTGCCGCGCATGCGCGATCCCTTACAAGCAAGACGTTCTACTCTGTCCCAAGAGATGAAGACCGTTATCTAGTTTTGAACTACCGGACTTTTCTCAATTTTATAAAAAGCGGATTGTAAATATGAGTAAGGATATGGAAGACATGCCCGTAAGATGCTTTAGGGAAGATTATCCCACGCACAACGACAGGTTCAACGTCGCCGACGTAATTAGCGACATACAAGAAGACATGAACAAGCAGCCCTGGACTCGAAAGGTTGGTCACTACCATCCGTCGAGCGTGAAGGGTTGCGCCAGGTCAATGTACTACGACCGTATTGGTGAAACCCCTGTTCCCTGCGTAGCGCCTAAGCTCAGAATGCTATTTGATCTTGGACACGCGGCGCATGGGATGATCGAGGACGTTCTAAAAGAGTACCCAGATTTTGAGTCCGAGGTTCCCGTAAAGTTCGAGCCTCTGAATATCTACGGACATTGTGACGGAGTATTCGGGAAAGAGGACTGGGTCCTGGAGATCAAAACCATTGGTGACGCCTCTTTTAAGACGCTTACCAAGCCGAAGGTAGAGCATCTTTGGCAGATCCATTGCTATATGTTCGCGCTGGACATCCCTAGATGTCAGCTGATCTACGTAAATAGAAACAACGGCCACACACGCCTATTTAGAGTGTTGTTTGAAAACGACATTTGGGATCAGGTTGCAGCTAAAATAAGCTCTGTGGAGGCCTGTGTAGAGTCTGGGGAACCACCCCCTCAAGAAGTTAATTGGTTTATGTGCTCCTCTTGTAAATTCAAGAAGACATGTAATCCCGACCTAAACCGGAGCAAATACTAACAACATAGGGGAATGCCTATGAATGAAGACCCCTTCATCGACCTAAAAGAAGTAATAGAAAAAGATATAGCGGCTACGGGGTTTTACCCAAAAGAGAACCCTCCTGGCAGAGAACCATCTATATCTGGAGGGCTTGAGAACAAATCCAAAGCCGAGCTAAAGAATCTTTATGATCAATTCCTTGCCTACTACGAATACGTAACCGATGACATAACAAGGCTCATCGGCTATGTCTCTGTAACCAAGGTTAGGCTAGATCACGCGTCAGCCGCTGCTGTGCGGCGAGCGCACGCAAACCCAGAGTACACAAATGCTGATCTAAGAAAGGCGGGGGCGACTACCGACCTTGTCTATGTAGAGGCTCAGAAGGATAACCTGTATTTCAAGACGCTATTGAATATGCAGGAAGAACGTAGACGAAAATTTAGTAAATGCATGGATCGCCTTGGAAGAGAACTTTGGTTCCGAACACAGGACGATTCAAAATCCTTAGACTCTAATGGGAAAAGCTCTGGTACACAGGGCGGATTTTCTCGCGGGTATCGTAAACTTGAGTGACAAAGCATTTAAAGCGCGAATAGATCTTCTTCCGCCATCCGTCAACCGGATGTACGTTTATACTACGCGAGGGCCTAGGCCTTCTGGCGAAATGAAGAAGTTCAAAGCAAAGGCGGCTTCTCAGATAGCCAAACAAGTTTTGTTTGATAAACCGCCCCTATCTCCTGAGAAACCTTACCGACTAGTGATAGACTTTTATCTGCCTGCCCTGTACAATTCGGGCTGGCCTAAAAAAGCTAAGACTAGGTTTAAGCGTAGAGACGTGTCCAACCTGATAAAGGTTGTTGAGGACGTTGTCTCTGCCTGCCTCGGCATAGACGACTCGTGTTTCACAGAGGTTCATGTGCGCAAACTACACGGCCCTAAGTATAACTTTGAGGGTCTAGACATATCCATCTATGAGTTGAGTGATGAAACTACAAGAGCTTAGGCATGTTGTGTGGAGTCAGATGGGTGTAAGAGTCTCCTCTAGCTGCTCAGAAGAGGAGCTAAGAGACTTCTTAGATTATAAGACAAGCTCCATAAAAGAGAGCGAAGTAAATAATTATAGAGATGAGTTAATAGAGTTTATTGAGAAGAACAGGGGGAGGCTTTCACTCCCGTGCAATGGTAATTGTTATGAACACACGGACACTACGGTTCGTTTTTGTCATAACCAACTAACGGAGGATACTTAGAATGGCAGCAGCCAAGAAGCTAACAAAGAAGATGCTGGAGCGTTTAGACCGGGCAGAGTTGCGAAGGATCGCAGTGCTCGGGATGGGGATGAACCCTAGAGACGCGTACTCTCTTGATTTCAAGGGAATCGTGTCGTGGGTTCACGACCGCTCCGAGGCTTTCTCAGAGGTTAACATCCAAGAGATTGGTGAGACCGAATTCCGGGATGGTGTAGCGTTTTACGTCATAGAGCTTCAGAACTTCATTAAGGGTGGTGATAACCCAACTTGGCCACCTGCCAATGTTGAAGTTCCGAAGAAGAAAAGAGGCCCCTCAACCAAAGAGGAGCGAGAGTCCTTAGCAAGCACTAATAAAGAGGAGAACGTCGTGCCGCTAAAGAGCAAGACTGCTGCGCCCAAGGAGGTTGCAAAGGTCGAGAAGGAGGTTACGCCTACGGTTAAGAAGCGCACTAAAAGCGAGGCCGTGGTGCCTGGCGTTCTTGAGGCTGTTCAGGCTTCAGTTGCTACGAAGCCAGTAAAGAAGTCGAAGCTAAAGAAAGTTTCGCTAAAGC